GCCCATTTAAAACCCACAAATCATGTTTAAAATTGATATTTGTGCGTGATTTAACAAATGGTTAAGTTAAATCTTTTGCATAGCTGGTGGCCCAATACGGAAGATAAATTGAAAATCATCTCCTACTGAGATAAAAGCTGAGATGGGTGTGGTGGACTGCACTACTACTGCAGGAATATCGGATTGATAACATGGTGGTGTAATTATCGTTCCGGGGTTCTTTGCACTAAAATTGGGTAGAGCCCATTGTCCACAGAAATAGGGAGCAGTAATGGAGAGTGGTGTGACCAAGCTATTCGTTGTTGCCATCCCTCCTACCATATAATCCTTAGTGAAATTAGCTAATATACTTTGTGCTGCTGATAAAAGTAAATATTGCCTATTGTAAGTGGATACATCGGTTAAAACTCCGGAGGATGAAATTATAGGATTAGTATCATTACTAGCAGTGAAATAGGGTACATTTCCTGCTACGGGTGCCATAAGTGGTAAAAACTTATAATTTATAGAACCGCGAGAATAACGAAATAAATAACTATAATAATCTTTAAAAGAAATATCGGCTGCTACATTGGTCCAAATAGCACCGGAAAATGGGTTGAAACGATACATATTACAAACAGTGGCTCCTGGTATTGGGTTATCCGCTATTGTTATATATATAGGTGTTGGTCTCATAAGGACGTCCTTCAAATGTTCCACATTTTCTCCCATACACATATTGACATCATAATTTCCATGAGCTGGCAGAATGGTTTGATAAGGTGCTTCACGAATCATCTCCCGTGTTAATCCTTGAGCATACCATGTTGTAGATACTCTACTGCCATCATATGTGACTAATGGACCTTCCCCAGTAACTCTACATGAAGGTTTCGCGACCTGAAAGTCTGCTCCCGCACTAACCCAAACATTGATTCCAACTGGTGGTACTACGGTTTCTGGATAATCAAGTGCGTTCACTACATACAACCCTATTTGCCCATTTGGAATCGTGAAATAACCTGAGGCATATCCTTTCGATAAAGTTGGTAGCCATGGCACATTATTCAAAAATGGAACTACGATATCAATTTCTGTCTCGGATTCTATGTCTATTATTCTGGACATTAAATTACTCAAATCATCTTCGGAAAAAGTAGCTGGTAAATTTGAATCTTCTGCTGGTCCTCTTGTTGGTTTCCACACTAAACGCAAGCGTCCCACATGCATTTTTGATGCTACTATACTTATGTGATACCGAATACTTCCTCTCCAGAACTGGAATGGTTGAGCAGCCCAGGACAATGTCGTTGGAAAATATATCGTCCCCACAGCCCCTGACCCAGAAAAACCGTACTGAACCAATGGACTCACATTCCATCCTGTTATCAAAGCATTAGGTGGCAAAGCTGCTGGCCAATTGGCATCAAAGAAGATCATCGAAGGAGTTTGCAAAATATCTATCATCATCATCTCATCTTTAGTTATCCCAAACCAACGCTTAGCATCTCCAATAGCATTCTCCGGTGTTATTGATAAGACATGTGTGTCATTAAGTCCATGCGTGTTAGCTAATTGGAGTTGATGCACTGACATTTCTGTTGTAACCGACCGACTATTTGGATAAGACCAGCCAAAAAATCCAGCTACTCCTGCAACCACATCTGCAACAGTTTTGACTCCCATGGCAATCTCACCAATTTCTGGAATAGGTATTAACGCTCCTGCAACTCCTGATACTGTTTCACTTATCGAAGTTATAATCCCTTTCTCCTTCTTCTCATTCGCCTCCTCACTTTGCTTAGCTCTAACGGTCTTTGCTTTCTTGACAACTTCTACACGACCTTGAGCCATGTAATTACGATCATGGAAGTAACCTGTGACTGGAGCTACATATGGTAGACCTGTGTCTGTAGTGCTTATGAAGTTTGCTTGCGGTTGTGGATCCCCAATATTAGTATCAAAACCAGACACATCAACATTTTTAAATGAAATAAAGATAGTATAATTCACTGAGGTACCTATGGAAGCTCCAGCGCGTAAAGGATTAACTACATGTGCACGCAAAGTTCCTGTATGGTATTGTGGATTCTGGTAAAAAGACATAGGGATATAAGGTCCTGGTAGAGAGTATGGGATCACCATGTGATGTGCTTCATTTTCAGATGGTGAAACTAAAACACACGGATTTGATGATGCTGTTATGACATTATTTAAAGATGTTCCATATTGATAGCCCAAGTTACTCCCCATTGGAATCCAAGACAACATCAAATTACCATAGTGAAATTTAGTTCCGTTTATGCGAATACTAACATCCACATCTGCTCGAAAATATTGAAAATTTTTAACTTTGGCCCAAATCGCTGGAAAGGATAATTGGTATGCTGGTAAATCCACTCGCAATAAACACACCCCAGCCGCATCAGATGCATTCCAAACACCATGGATGGGATAAGATCTTTCTAATATATCAACTAAAGTTGGTTTATCAAATGTATCTACTGTCATAGGTTTGGGTATAACATTGGTAAAATTCCCGTGCGTAACCAAACCTGTATCTTCTGTTACCATAATCTGGTTTGTTGTTGAAGTGAGTGTACTCAGATTGTTAACCTGATTTGTCCCCACTATATCATTCACCTTAGCAATAGTATTGGCTGTACCCTCCGTTAATTCACTATTTGTATTATTATTTAATTCATCTTTATTATTCATCATTGTATAATATAAAGAGGAGACACCAATGCATGTTCCCCAGTTGTGATCGAAACCTATATTTAATGAGGCGTTCGCTTTCTTGCTAGATCTCAAAAAGACCTCCTCAATCTCACTTATTTGATAGCTATCCACACAACACTCTCGATCTTTAATAATTGTGTGCCTGATCACATCAAAATCACGGTGAGCATAAAATTTTAACTGATCTTTGTTATCTCCCCAATACATCCCTGCATCTTCATAGCTCATAAAGGGTATAGCAAAATTCTTGAGACACGCACGCTTCGCTAGATCTTTCACAAATATTTCATAGAAAACTCGACCATAATGGTACAATTCTCGCAATGCAGCTTCACAATTAATTGCAGTAGCTGCTTCTATTGAACCACTGACTCTCGTCCACATCAGCATCTCCTTAATAGATCGTATATCTAAGGGAGCGAAAACATGTCCACGTTCAAATCGGAATCTTCGTTTGAGATAAGACAATTCTTCCAAAGGAATATCCTTTGAAATAATTTCTTTCTTTGTAGGCGTTGTATAAGTGATACCCACATCACTCAGAATCTTCGAAATACTCTCCATGTTGAATCTCTCAATACACTCTCCACTCACAGTCATTATATTATCATCACCATAAACACTCAAGGCTACGTTCCGGACGAAACCCTGGATCGAGCCCATAATCATACACCAAGCATAGCGAATGTACACCATATTCACCAATGAATTGATAATGACTGTCAAAGCTATTCCACTTGGATTCCCAAAGGGCACCCAATAGACTGTGTCTCCCAATAAATGATAGGCGCTAAACATGGTTTGAAACAATGTTCTGCGTACCACTGTGTGACCATCCCCATAAAAGTCATCGATAACTTGCAAAACAGCCATGCAAGCTTGGTAACTCAAAGTCTTATCAAAATTGGAATAATCACCACCTAACCAATATTCACCATTACACGACAATCTATCATAGAGCAATTTCCAATCTACCCCATGCGGATTAATTCCCACAGCGCACTCTCCACGCACCGAATTAGACATAAGATGAGCTATGAAAGTCCCAAAATATTTCCGCACTAAGATATTTAAATCAAATGGGGCTACATTAAAAACTCGCGTTTTAGCAGCTAAGACTTTTTCTATTTCTCGACGTTCGTCTTTCAATTGATCTATAAAAAGCGTGGGAGTAACAACGCCCTTGATGGCATCATGCTCCCTCTCTAAAATCCTTTTCATTAAACGCTCATCAGGAACCCAAAGACCTCGCTCATTCCGTTCTATGAATGCGTGTTTTCCATTTGGATTCAATTTCAATTCTCGCCTCTCCACAACATATGGATAGCCAGGTGAAGTATTCATGTCCATTGGTAATATGTGTTCATCTCCTTCAACCCCATTAAGACATTGTCCCAAATCAAGGATATACGGATCTATCTTATATCTAGAGGGTAAAGAGTTTACCTGTATAGAAATATCACTCACGATTTCCACCAACATCTTATTATCTAATTCAATATTGGGTACAAATTGCTTCTCTATTGATGCTCTAAAAGGGTCCACATCTTTAGTGTATTTAAGTATGGCAGGAGCAGTTTCAACCACATCATAGATACCATGCAAAATACTAGGCACTATTTCACTCTTACCCTTGTAGATAATTCCTTTATCAGGTTTCACTTTACCTATCAAGAAAGCTTTCTCCATATAATCTCTATTAGCTACAAAAGCTTCTGTCTCACATTCGATCATTTTACTTGGGGTCATATCAAAAAATCGCTCGACCTCCTGCAACATATCCTTCGATAAAATCGTGGCCACGCCAGAACCTGATCGCCCTGCTACATGTAATCCCAGTATCTTGTTCTTCCCATTAGACTCGTTTAACCAAATCAACGGTGCTCCACAATCACCCACAGTAGTGGCTGCTGAATACATAAAACCTCCAACTATTTCTTGGATAATTTCCACATTGCTCTCTTTTGGTGACAAACAGTACCGAAATTGTCCTATCTTCTTCATATCATTCGAAAAATAAAAATTACCCCCCTTATCTTCATCATCACACACGTAAAGAACTCCACGTTCCAAAACAAATTTCCCTAAATTTTGTGTTTCATGCAAAAAAGAGGTGATATCAGGGAACGATGGTACTCGAGGTGGCAAACGCAAAAATGTCAAATCTCTATTTTCCAAGAAATCATCATAAATTTCGCACTCTTTCAACATTAATGTTACTTTATATTTTCCTCCAGATGTTCGTATCTCAATTGATATATTCTCATCTTCCATAGGTGCTCCCATGAATATGTGACTTGGAACAACAAACAATCTCTCCCGCAGGAAAAAGCCTCTCATAGTTGACCTACAATAAGCATCTTGATTCTTGGCCCATGATACTCGTATAACTGCTGTATTATTCCGAATCTTATTTTGTATTAACTGCATGGTTGGGGCATCAGATGCTTGTCCTACAAATCGTCTTCTTGTCCTCACCTTCTGCTTCATCGTGCGCATATCAGCCGATCCTACGACACTTTGAGCTTCAGCTAATGATGGATCCATCTCTATCATTATTTGCCCTCGTTCACTTGGCATCGCAGAAATCTGCTTCCAACGCTTCCCACCTTCAGGTCGAAAATAATACCTTGTGTTTTCGCATCGTGAGTGTGCTCCATCACCATTATGTTGTTTTCGCAGACGATAAAGCATGGCTCCCAATATACCTAAAGCCAACGCAGAAACAGAGCCCATAGCAATTAGCAACTGCCTAGTCGTTGGATACCATGATATTGAGTTCCATCTTTGTTTGAAAGATGCAAACCCTTCTTTAAGGTAGGACCTTGCTGCGGATACTGCTTTGTTCAAATTATCTTTGATACCACGCATTCTTTCGACACCATATACTTCTTTAAGGAGTGTGGTTGTATCCACATCGTTGACTTCCATATTATTACAAACTTCCACACTGGTCGTTAATTCCAACCCATCATTCTTAGCACTATGTATGAATTCTTCGTACTTCGTTTGGGCCTCAAAAGAAACATCCTCTGCGCTAGAAAAATCCTCTCTTTCATTTAAATGATTGAGTGTGTTTATTAACAAAGTGTTATTCTCCCGTTTTAAAACCATCATGTGTACTATATGTTGAACGAGTTGATTGTAAGATATCCCCTCTTTTAAAACGTATCCACTCGGAGTGGTAAGATCAAATTCGTAAACAACATTGAATGTTCTTTCATCGATTCTTGGGACTCCTGTTTCAGTTATTATTGGAAATTCCAAGCTTACTTTATAGGGATCAATCATTCCATTTGAAGTGGAAAAACGTTTCACCACTTTCTGTTTAAAAACAACATCGAATCGCCGAGTTATCGCACGAGCTTCAGCCACCACCCCATGTTTAAGTTGCTGTTCAGGTACAGGTTTATTGGCCGTACAATATATCAATTCTGAATTAAAATGAGTCCGACCTTTGTCTTCTAAATCAGCCATATTCAAAGGATAACTCACCATATTCTTCGTGCGAATCAATTCTATCGCTTCAGACACCATTTTCTCCTCTGTTGTAAATTGAAATAAATCATCAAAAACAACCACACGGTGCACTGTCTCCCGATACCCACTCCAAAAAGCTTCGCCAGGGCAACGTAAAAACAAATTCTTATCAACTCTGAAGCTTGCGTTTTTCCCCATTGCTACATCAAATTTATTCATCACATCTGTTATCATATACATTTGGAGAGTAGATTTTCCAATACCAGGCTCTCCAAAAGAGTAGATAACGAATGGTTCATTACGTAGGGTGGCATTCTTTTCTAAATGCTTTCCAACCTTATATATCTCTCCTACAACGCGCATCATATATGAGAAAGCAGTGTAAACACCATTCTCCAAATAATTACGATTTCGTGTTAGTTTAGCGTTAAACTGCAACCCACGTTCATATAATCGTTTTGCTTGCGACCACACAACCACATCATTCCTCGCCAATTCTAATCCTCCTTTCGCAACTAGTTCTACAATCTCATCAGCCCAATCACCTAAGGATACTTCACTATCACGTAATTGAGTCGCACTATCATCCAAACCCAATTGCCTCGTAGCAAATACATCAATAATGAATTTGCTCACACTCATTAACGTTTGCCATAAACGCTCTATAGAATTTATTGTGTGGGATCGCATACTTATAGCTTTCCATGTATCATCTGATATTCCTTTAAATCCCACATATCCTATGGATGTGCCTAAAATACCTGCCAATACTTTAACGAAATCAATTTCACCAACAATGTGTTCCAAATTTCCTTGAGCTCGATAAACTTCCTCAATATCCTCATTATACTGATCCTCGAACTGAAATTCATCTTTGCTACCAAAAATCTTCCCAATCATTGATGTTACAAAAAGACATATCTTCTCCAGATTGGAAACTATATTAACTAATCCACTCGTTGTTAGCGCTGTTACTAAAATCAAAATTTTATCTGCTAAGGTCGAAGCACAATATATGGCCACCATGGTCACTACAAAACCGACTAATCCATTCCCTATTGTTGTGATTAATTCAGGTGCAATATTTATATTGTGTTCATGTACGATACGCAAATCCCCAAAAAGAGTCTCAAAGAGACCTTGTGCATGGAATAGATTAGAAACATCGGGTGAGATGTCGTAGGTGTAAACATTTATGTGTTGCTTCACCTCCTCCAAAAAGTCCTTATCTTGCATCACACCTCTCACTATCGCCTGCATTCGTTGTGTTGGTACTTTACTCAAAATTTCCAACCATACTTGCATAAAAGGGTACTTAAATTGCCAACCACCATTGGTTGCTTTAGTTAAACCTCGATATTTTGATATCACATTCGAACTACTTATACAATATCGACAAAGGCTATACCGATCTTGAAACGGCAATTCATAGCAATCTGCTTCACTATGAATCAACCTTCCTTGAGCATAATACTTTTGGTTCTTTAAATCTAATAATTTTTGTCTATCGACTTTATTTTTATTCTGTCTTGTTTCACTATACTCATCATTAAAGAAAATGCAATACTTTTTGTCATCTAACACCTCTTTAAAAGTTATCTTAATCTGTCTCATCAAACTACTATTTAATTTCCTACTTAAATATTGGAAATCTTCTACATTCTTTTTCAACTCATTCGGAGTCATCATATTTAGCATATTTGCTAATTGCCGATGTTTGGCATACATATTGAATTTATTGTTTAGAACCCATCGTGTATATTTACGGAAAATTCCTTTGCACGTCTCACAAATCTGGGCAGTGCGATTACAGTTTTCATGGTTCCCGAAAATGGGATCTTCAACGTTCTTTTTCTCAAACATCAATTTATGTGTCCTACTATGAGGATAAGAATCCATAGCTTGTTTCTTTTAGGTTTGGTTCGCTCACAATTGTACGGAAAAATTGCGTCGTTACAATCGGGAGCTATAGATTTAATTACTTTCAAAATTTTTGGTCTAGGACAAGGCTTCGGCAACTTAATAAGTTCCTACTATTTCCTTTCCTAGAATGACTTTAAAAGTTAATATATCAAAGCTCTAATGAGCCAAG